GTCTCAAGTACGATTCGACGAGTTTATCGGCCCACGGTCCTTTGCTGATGACCACGGTTGGTCCGCTATCGTCTGGCAACACGCCTGGGAGGCCGCTCTCGAAGAGGCGGCGAGACATTTTGAGGTGATTGGCAAATTAGAAAACTCTGGTGTATCATCCGCACAGTATTTAAGAAAGATGAAAGGAGAATAATGTGAAGTTCAAGCCACTACTACGTGCTTTTCCCAACCCTCATATGAGAGACGGTAAGGGCATGTTATTAAGAGATTATTTTGCCTCTGGCATCGCCAGTGGCTATGTCCGTTTCATGGGTTGCGACCCAGATGCAAAAGGACAAATATGCGATCTACAAGACGCAGATAACAACGCCGAAGCCATCGCTAAGAGCGCGTACAAGATAGCCGACGCGATGATGAAAGTGCGCGAAGAAACTGCGATAGACGCCAGTATGGAAGAGAGCCAAGAATGAACTGCCCAGAATGCGGAGCATGGACCACGATCAGCGAGACGCGTCTTACTGTTATGCGCTACAGGCGCAGAAGAGAGTGCGGCAACGGGCACAGATTTACAACCGAAGAAGTCGTAGTCCCTCAAAAACAGATAGAACAAGAGGTAGTAACTCGCCTCAAAACAGCTAAAGAAAACAAAGCAATTGCAAAGAAATATCGACCACCAAAGGAGTATTCATTATGAGCCAATTACTATCCACTAAAGGCAAAAAAGTCTTCGATTATTTCGTAGCAAACCCCGCGGCCAACGCTTCAAAAGTCGCGGCTAAATTTAAGATGAGCATGTCCAACGTCTACAAGCTCAAGGCCAATGCGAACAGCATCAAGGCCACCGCTCAAAAAACTAAGCCCGCTCGCCTACTTCCCGAGATACCTCCAGAGCCAAAGACCTCTTGGCAAAAGATTGTGAGGGAAGTAAAAGAGACAGCCAACGTGGACAAGACACTGGACGCACGTGCAGAGATGTATGGCAAGTTCAAAGATGGTGCCTCCCTGATGCAAGCCGTCAAACGTGAGTTGGCGGCCCACGCGGCCAAGCATGGTAAAACCTTTGCTGATGACCAGTGGGAGGCCTTGGAGATGATCGTCCACAAGATGGGGCGCATCGTCAACGGAGACCCCGACGTGGTAGACCACTGGGTGGACATTGCCGGCTACGCTACGTTAATCAGTGATCGCCTGGAAGGTAACGCCCGATGATTAATATTGACGAATACGATGTTGAAGAGCTCAAAGCACAAGACAGGTTTGAGCGTAACTACTCGCGCGCCCTATTGCGCAATCCCAATTGCAGGGACCCCGACCACCCCGGTTGCGACATGTGTGAGGAGGACGAAGATGATCACTAACGAAACACCTGAAGAGCGGGAAGAGTTCAACCGCGTGGAGCGCGAGAGCAAAGCCAAACAGGAATCTATCCGCGGAACTAAGCACCCGACCAGGGAGCAGCTTATAGCGGAGTTAGATGTGGCTCAGATGCTGATACGCGAGTTGGGTGACCGACTGGCTAGGTTGGAGAAGCCTTTGGCAGCAGAGAAAGAGCGTGAAGCGTGTGCCTTGATTTGCGATGCAGTAACTCAAGACATGAGCCTTGGCCCACTTGAAAAATATAGAGCGACAGAAATTGCAAAATTAATTCGAGCAAGGGGACAAGCATGACTGAAGAAGATAATATTTACGGACAACTGGACGTTTGACTTGTACATGTTGGGCAGCTTTCTTTGATTTCTTGAGTTTTCTTATGGGTTTGGGGGGAGGAGCGGCGGGGAGCATGCCGTTTTCTTGCAGTACTTCTCTCTCCTCGACTGTCTTCAAAGCCTCATTAAAGGCGGGGTCCACCAATACTTGCATCTGGTCTCCCATCCCTCTGCCATGAAACTCGCTTAACTCTCTGAGCTTGGCGTAGGTCTCCATACGAATAGCAATGCTCATCCAGGGTTTGGCCCTTTGCAGTGGTGGCGTGTATGGTTTACGCGGTCTTTTTGTAGCCATTAACTCTCCTTTCTTTTATATAAAACGCAGTGTATCGAAAAAAGTTTATTCTTGCAATAAAAAAAATGGGCCAGGAGTTACCCGGGCCCAAAAGGAGTCTGAGGCAACTGCAAAGAAGACCTCACCGCCATCATACAGCTTCGCCCCAACTCGGGCCAACCTCTGTATCTACTCTGGAGGGGACTTCCAGGGTTACTGCTTTGGCCATGATGTCAGCGGCTTCGCGTGCCTCGTCAATGTTTCTGACGGACAGTGCTACTTCGTCATGCACTTGGAGCAGTAATTTAAAACCTGCCTTGTGCAGTGCCACCATGCCGGCTTTGGTCTGGTCGGCGGCAGATCCTTGGACTAAACGATTTAAACCCTTGTAGGTACCCGCACGCTTGATCCTGACCCCATACTCAATGACAGCCTGCTCACGCGGCAGCGCTTTGTTCACGCCCCACTCCACGGGCTCCCACAATGGAAAGCGGCACTTGCGGCCCAGTAGGGTGCGAATGGACCCGCCAGAGGCGGGATGTTCAATGCGCTTCATGACGGCGTCCACGGTGCCTTTAAGGAATGGAACCTTGGCGTGAAAGGTGTTAATCAAATCACTGGCCTCGTCCATGGGCAGGTCCAACTGAGTGGCCAGCTTGGCTTTGCCCATGCCGTACATCAGGCCCAGGCCTATGGTCTTGGCAGCCTTGCGTTTAATGCCGGCCAAGTCAGCGACCATCTGGTGAAAGTCCATGTTGGGGTCTTCTCGATAGGCTTGCGCCATTTTTTCTGCCCCAGGCAACCCAAGCAGGGCCGCATAATGGACCAACAAGCGTGGTTCTTGCGAGGAGAAGTCGTTTGCCGCCCAAACCTGTCCTTCCTCAGGCAAGAACAACCCTCGCACCATTGGGCCGATGATTTCGTGGCGCGCGGGCACTTGCTGGAGGTTGGGGTTGCTGGCCGACAGGCGTCCGGTCACGGTGCCACCTTCCTCGTTACGCATCTGGTTGAAGTGGGTGTGGATGCGTCCGTCCTTGGCGCTGTGCTTCAGGTAAGGCTCCAGGAACGTGCCGTGGGTCTTGTTTAACTCACGGGCCTCCAGAATCATCTTGGACATAGGGTGCTCGTGCGTGTCCAGAAAGGTTTTGGTGAAGCTCGGCGCACCAGCTGCTGTCTTGGGGTACTGGATGCCCAGGCGATCGAATGCAGCCGCAATGGACTGCGCTGCCCAGATGTCCACCTGCATGCCGGCCTGACTCTTCAAATATTTCAGGATTTCGGTTTCTTTCCTGCGCATCTCGGCCATGTGGCGTTCGCACTGGGCGCGGTTGAAGTTGATGCCTTTGAGCGTGATGTCCACGAGCACGGGCAGCACTTCGGTCTCCAGCTCAAATATTGATCTAACCTCATCTTTGATGAGAAGTGGTCTAAGGTTATGCCAGAGCTTTAAGGTGAGCGTGGCATCCTGCTCGGCGTAGTCGCCCACGTGCATGGCAGGCAGTTTCCACAACTCCTTCTTGGGGTGCACCCCGAAGTCGGACGCAGACTCTTTCAAGCCTTGCTCAGACTTGATTTCTTTAAGGTAGTCAAAGCCCAGGCTGTTCAAGCTGTAGGCATAGCGGTTCTCGTCCAGCACAGGTGCTGCCAGCATGGTGTCGTAGATCGTGCCATTTACTTCAAATCCCGTGGCTCTGAGCCATCCGAGGTCGTAGGCGGCGTTGTGCATGATCTTGTCTGCGGATGTAGCCAAGACCTCGCTAATCCAGCGCTCCACGATGCGCTTGTCCAAATTCCCACCGCCAGCGTGAGCAACAGGAAAATAGCCAGCCCAACCGTCAACAGCAATAGCGTAACCGACAATGTAGCCATCATTTCTAGGCCAACCAGGACCCAAGCTTTCCATGTTGGGGTCGCAGGTTTCGAGGTCAATTGCAATCTCCTTAGCTTCACTAAGACTAGGGAAAGAGGTAGGGGGCAGCCACTCGGAAATGCGAGGAAACATTGGCAGTGTTTTAATTTCGCGCTTCATAATCTAAAACCTTTTAATTCATTTTTTGGTAACACGTAATGCAGTTCCTGTTTAGCGCGAGTAAGTCCCACATACAGCAGTCGATTGACGTCATCGGAATTGCGCTCGTACTCCTTGGCAAAGCGCGTTGAGAGGTCCCCGAGCAGTAGCACGTTGTCCGCTTCCCCGCCTTTAGCGCCGTGGATCGTGGAGAGTTTGATAGGGATAGAGCCCGTGAGCTTTGTGCCGCGTCGCAAGAGGGCGATGATGTAGTCGCGCTTGTCCTCTCCGATCTTTAGAAGAGCCTCATGCCAGACGATGTCCGGGGCCAAGAGCCCTTGTTCTTGTTTCAAGCGCTCCATGCTGTACGCACCGTTGGGGTCCGCGAGACGTAATCCTTTGTACCCGTGCTTGACAAAGTCAGCGCCCAGGTATTTATAGACATTTTTTATAACGGTCAGCGGCAATTCTTTGCC